GATTTGAAGTTCCATATCCATTCCTCTATTTGATGGGACCATTCTAGCAGAATGAGCGAGGGGTGCAAGGGGAGTATCGCAATTATTTTATGTGAATATTCACATAAAAAAGTAGGGGGAGGGGGGTTAAAAGACTTGACAAGCGCGATCTCGCGCGGGCACCCCCACACGTACAACTTGGGGTATTTTCAAGACCTCCGAAATAAAGAACTTGACATTGCACCCAGAATTGAGTATAATTTCACACATGGCGATAAAAATTATATATAAGCATTGGAAATCTGGAAAAGAGCTGGAAGTCACGGGCACTATGCCGCGTGCTCTAAACAATCAGAGCAGTGATCGTTTTGTAGTGCAGCGCGAGAATGGAACTTTAGAAGATATAATCAAGTCTACCGTGCTTCAGATAATAGAGAATCCATCCTAGCCACTCCTCCTGCCCCAGACTCGAGAAAAATAGTTCTTGACATTACACCCCCAAACATCTATAATTACTATTAAAAGGACTCGGTAGTATATGGGAAAGGAAATCACTACAATTTCGCCTGAAGGGCTAGAAATCGCAAACTGTTATTTGCAGTTCGGAAACATCCGAGCTGTTTGTGACTATTTGCAGGTGCCCGAGAACAAGGTGGTAGACCTTCTCAACAAACGAGAAATCAAAAAGTACATTGATACTGTGTACCTAGATATGGGGTACCGAAATAAAAACAATATTGCGTCTCTTCTTGATGAGATGATTCAGAATAAGTTGGAAGAAGCGCAAGAAACCGGAGTGTACTCTAGTAAAGACTTAGCCGACCTACTACAAATGGCGCATAAAATGCGAATGGATGAAATTAAAGCTCAAGCAGAGCTTGTAAAAGCCGAGAGCACTAATATTAAGACTCAAAATAATGTTCAAATTAATAGCGAGGGTTTACCATTCGGCCAAGGAAACTACGGCAAGTTAATGGAAAAACTGCTCAAGGAGGGATAGCCCTAGAGACATTCCATGCTTGCAGAAATTGCGGCAGCAAATGCAGCGTTCCAAGTAATTAAACACGCGATTGGAAATGGAAAAGAGATCTATGACGTGGGCGCTCAGGTTAGCCAGTTCTTTGACTCAAAATCTTCACTTCAAAAGAAATCAAATAAAAACGGCTACAAAAGCGACTTACAAGCTTTTATGGAGCTTGAAAAAATAAAAGAGATGGAAGCTCATTTGCGAGAGCAGATGATTTACGCTGGCCGTCCCGGAATGTGGGAAGAGTGGCTAGAGTTTCAAAAACAAGCAAAAGAAGAAAGAGAGCTTGCCGAAAGAGAAAGACTTAGAAAACGGAGAGAGAACATGGAACTTTTCCTGTACTCTTTATATTTTATTTGTGGAGCCCTTATTGTGGTTCCCCTAGTATTTTTAATATTGAGTGCATTGAAATGAATTTAGATGATAGAGTAAGAGAAATAGAGCTTGAGATGGCACAACACGATGCTCAGTGCGAAGAAAGATGGAAAACCACCTTCAATCGACTGATGGACATCGAGACAAGCATTAAACGTATGGAAAACCGTATTGTAGTTGGTGCTGGAAGTGTGATAGTATTTCTAGCGGGTGTTATCGTTAGTCTACTATGAGGCGGGGTCGCGAGAAAGACTTAAACAAGTATATCAATGTTCGTATTGGTCAGCTAAAACAAGACATGAATAAAGCGCACGACGAATATGACAAGCAATGGTACAACCGAATTATTCAAGAGTTGTGTTGGGTTAAAAGCCAACAACACAATTGTTATATGAGGGAAGAATCCCTAGACGCATAGCGCAGAGTAATAGTATGCCAGCAGGTAAAGGTACTTACGGTAAAAAACGTGGACGCCCAGCAAAGAAAGGTGGCAAGAAGAAAAAGAGTATGGGCCTGACAGCCAAGCAAATGAAACTGCCCCCAGCATTGCGTAAAGCAATTATGAAGAAGAAGCGTGGCGGTAAGAAAAAGAAGTAGAAAAGCTGCAAAAAAGCGCCCCGTGCCTACAAATAAGAAGTTGTACGCACGAGTAAAAGCACAAGCAAAGAGAAAGTTTGCTGTATATCCCTCTGCTTACGCTAATGGCTGGCTAGTAAAGACTTACAAAGCCAAAGGCGGTAAATACCGCATGGGATCAAAATAATGGAAATTTTAATTGCATTTGTAGCCGGTGGATTATCACATTGGGCCTGGGGTAAGTGGGGCCATAAACTGAAAAAGAAGAATGGCTAAACCAAAAGGAGGCCTCAGTAAGTGGTTCAAAGAAAAGTGGGTAGATATTTCCCGTCCGAAAAAGGGCGGGGGGTATATGCCTTGCGGTCGCAAGAAGTCAAAAAAGGGTAAGTACCCTAAATGTGTTCCTGCATCAAAGGCAGCACGTATGACTCCCGCACAACGCAAATCTGCAATTCGTAGAAAGAGAGCCGCTGGTAATCCTGGAGGTAAGCCTACAATGGTAAAAACCTTTACCAAGCGCAAAGCAAGAATGCGCCGTGGCAAGAAGAAGTAGCATGGATACTGTATCAGCAGTTTCCGCAATTCCTATAAGCTACACCTCAACACAAGTTGTATACAGAACATATGAAGGCAAGAACCCTGGAGATGTTCGAGTAATTGCCACCACATACGAGGTTACTGTATACGATAAGAATGGGAAGTTAGAAACTGTTACTAACACCCATCAGGCAGATTATAAAGCATGAGAAAAACACGTGGACGTAAAAAAGACCCGCGTTTAGCGCGTGCAAGAGTAAAGGGATTTAACAAACCTCGTCGAACTCCTGGGCACCCAAAGAAGTCTCACATCGTCGTAGCTAAGGTAGGTAACAAAGTCAAAACGATTCGATTTGGGCAGAAAGGTGCTAAAACCGCAGGTAAACCCAAAGCTGGCGAAAGCGAGGCTATGAAAGCCAAGCGTCGCAGCTTTAAGGCTCGTCATGCAAAGAATATTGCAAAAGGCAAGATGTCCGCGGCATACTGGGCAGATAAAGTAAAATGGTAAATAAAACTTATACGATAAAAGTTCCTAATAGTCCAGTTTCCCCAATACAGGTAGTAACACTTGCAGATAAAAACGGCAACTTAATTTCTAGTTTCGGGGCCGCTGCAAATATTCCTATTGCTTCAGGTGTTGTAGACGGATACTCGCATATTAATAAGTTTGGGTATAGAGATTCAATTCCAAATACTTTTCAGACACTTTGGGACGGTACTACAGACTACCCCTACTCAGCCGCCGCTGTAGTTTCGGCAGTAGCTGATAATACCGGAAGCGATGACGGAGGTACTGTAGAAGTACAGGGACTTGACCAAAATTATAATGCTGTAACTGAAACTTTGACCATTGGTGGAGCTGCTTCAACAGCTCAATTTGTTCGAGTTTTTCGAGCACGAATGGTTACTGCAAATACGGGCTTAACAAACGTTGATGAAGTTCGTATTAAAAACGGAAGTGTAGACGAAGCAATTATAAAAGCAGGAGCAGGTCAAACTCTCATGGCCTTGTATACAATTCCTGCAGGTAAGACAGGTTATTTACTAAAAGTAAATGGATCTATTGATGCGAACAATGACGCACTTTTTAGGCTATACTCACGACCCTTTGGGGGCGCTTTTAATGTAAAAGGGCAGTTTGGAGTATTTGCTTCTGGGTTTAATTATGACTATCCTGTGCCTTTGAAATTTGAAGAAAAGACTGATATAGAAGTCAAAGCTCTTTCACAGAATAATGTAGGTGGCGGTGCCATTTTTGATCTTATTCTGGTAGACAATTAATATAACTTATGGGAGAAGATATTAAAGAAGCGGGTTATCATCCCGCAGATAGCAATGGCGACGGCAGAGTTGATAACGAAGAAAGGCAGATGTATCTAGAGTTTAAGCGTAAAGAGCTTGAAGATCAAGATGCAATGCGAGATGCTCAGCGTAAGATGACATGGTTTGCACTTGCAGGCATGCTTCTTTATCCCGCTACTGTAATGGCTACTGAAATATTTGCTTTACACCAAGCGGCAACAATCTTAGGAGATATGGCAGCAGTATACTTTGTATCTGTAGCAGGTATCGTAGCAGCGTTCTTTGGAGCTCAGGCATGGTCTGGCAAAAAGTAATACCAGTTTTACTACTTAGTGGTTGTGTGGCGATGTCACCTAATCTCGAGCAACATCAAGACATTGTTACTGGGCAAGTCTATTACAGTTTCGAGTTAGGTGTCTCGTACCCAAAGAAGAAGTTTATGACACCACAAGAGTGGTCAGAGTACCATCAATCTCCAGACAGTCAGAAGGAAGCACTTTATGTTACTTACAAAGAGCGGGAAGAAATTGAAAGAGATTGGGAGCATTTTATTGAGAACTGCCTCCTGGCCGCTACGTTGGATTGTTAAGTTTTTTATAAATGAGTGGGAAGTCACAATTTGGATAGATCCTCAGAAGAAAACACAGTACCAATTTAAATGGCTTGAAGTATGTAAGCCTACACATTTAAAAGGACGCCTGACCTCAGGCGAGCCTTTCGAGTTAAATACCCAAGAGGCTTTTAACTTTCAAATTAAAAAGGTGAAGTGATATGCTTGGAATGTTAAAAATGCTACCACTACTTATTGTACTTGCCGTAGGTGGTTATATGTACCATACTACAGTGGTAAGCCAGAAAGACGCAGTGATTGCTCGACTCGAAGGAAATGCAGCAATTCTGAAAGAGAATGCTATAAGACTAGAAACTGCGTTTGAGAGTGAGAAGGCAGCACGAGAAAAGTCAGAAGATAACTTACAGGTTCAACTTCAAGCAGTAGGTAGCTTAATGGAAAAGAATGCGTTTATGCAAGGAGAAATGGATAGCTATCTATCTATTTTCAAGCGCCACAATATGACTGGACTTGCAAGAGCAAAACCGGGACTTATAGAGCCTCGAATTAATAACGGAACTAAAAAAGTATTTCGACAAATAGAACAAGACAGCGAAGAGGTAGCAAATGCGGATTCTAACTAGTGTAGTAGTTCTGGCTTTAGGAGGTTGCTCTTTATTACAACCACAGCCTCTTCCTGCTCCCGAACCAATTGTAAAAACAGTAACAGAATACAAGACGCTTGAGATTTATCAACCTCCACTCCCGAAAGCAATTAGCTTACAGGACGTGGAGTTTTTTGTAGTTACAGAAAAGAATTTTGAAGAACAAGTAAAAAAGCTTGAGAAGCTACAAAGTGGTACTTATGTACTCTTTGGTCTTACGCCCCAAGACTATGAAAATATGGCGTATAACCTTCAGGAGCTAAGACGCTACATACGTCAGCAAAAAGAAATTATTATCTACTATCGTGAAGCTACACAAGACGACGTAGATACCGATGCAACCGATTGGCTAGAACGAAACGAAGAAGTTCTAGAAGATCAACAGTCCGAGTAAGAACTTATGGCAGTACAAATTAGCCGAGCAGATATCACGTCGAACGATATTTTAGATTTACAATCTGAGACACGCTTCCTTAAATTACCCGTAGATCATTATTTAGATTTACTAGGTGTCTCCCCGCTACCCTCGCAAGTAGCAATTATAAACGCGATTAACAATGATAAGTATAGGTTTGTGTGCGCCGCTGTCAGCAGAAGGCAGGGTAAAACATATATCGCAAACATAATCGGGCAACTAGTCTCCCTAGTTCCCGGTTCAAATATTTTAATTATGTCTCCAAATTACTCGCTGTCTCAGATTTCTTTCGACTTACAACGACAACTTATTAAACACTTCGACCTAGAGGTCGCAAAAGATAATGCAAAAGATAAAGTTATTGAATTGAGTAATGGATCTACCGTTCGTATGGGTTCGGTAAATCAAGTCGATTCTTGTGTTGGACGTAGCTACGATTTAATTATATTTGACGAAGCGGCGTTGGCAGACGGTAAAGACGCTTTTAACGTAGCTTTACGTCCAACACTAGATAAGGAAACCTCAAAAGCGCTTTTTATATCTACTCCTCGAGGTAGAAATAATTGGTTTGCAGAGTTTTTCGATAGAGGATTTAATGATGAATTTTCAGAATGGTGCTCGATTCGCGCTACTTATCAAGATAATCCGCGTATGTCTGAGATGGATATATCGGAAGCTAGAAAGTCTATGTCCGAAGCAGAGTTTAGACAAGAGTATGAAGCAGACTTTAACACTTTTGAAGGGCAAATTTGGAACTTCGACCATGAAAAGTGTGTCGCTAATAATGAAGAGCTTGATACTCGTCGTATGGATGTATTTGCTGGCCTCGACGTGGGTTATCGTGACCCGACTGCTTTCTGCGTCATAGCCTATGACTGGGATGAAGAAGTGTATCATGTATTAGACGAGTA